ATGGATCGGTCGCGGGTTAATTCAGCTGACCGGTCGCTCAAACTACCAGGCATTTGCTGACAGCATTGAGGTCGATGGCAGGCCATTAAACATTGACGAGGTGCCTGAGTACCTAGCCACGTTCGAAGGGGCATCGCAGAGCGCCTGCTGGTATTGGGAGACCAGTGGTCTAAATAAATTCGCCGACGCTGATGACATCCTGGGCATGACCAAGCGGATCAATGGCGGCACCATCGGATTGAATGACCGGATCAAGCATTACAAACACGCGCTGCATGTGCTGGGGGTCAAATGAGATACCTGCTGATTCTGCTGCTACTGGCTGGGTGCGAAGACAGATTCAGATACCCGTGCCAGGACAACAAAAACTGGAACAAGCCCGAGTGCCAGCGCCCGACTTGTGCCATGACCGGCACTTGCCCTGACCAGCTGGTGCCAGCTGCGGATTTCAAACCGGAGGGTGAAAAATGAAATGGACTTCTGATCAAATCGACTCGGTCATCAAGCTGATCATTGGCTCAACTTTCTGTCTAGTGATTCTGATGATGTCGGGGCTGGCTACTTACTCAATCGTATTCGTGACACAACCGATGACAGGGATTGCGCCTGCAGACAAAGCACTGTTTGCATTACTCAGCGATATAAGCAAGTACTGCCTCGGGGCGTTGGCGACATTACTTGCCATCAAGGGCAAAGACGGTGTCGCCAAATTGGTAGACCCGCCGCCTGGTGTTAGCAAGGCCAGCGATTGGACTGATCCACAACCACCGGCACCCAAGGCTCCAGCTCCAGTGCATCAGCGTGTCGAGCCTATGCTAGAGACTAGCCCACCACCACCTGTGGCGGCAGGCTTCAACGGTAAAGCAGCACCACCAGCAGCACCACAACCTGAACTATAGGGGGAAGCATGAACACTTTTGTACTGATCCGCATGGCCGCAACCGTGGCCGCTAGTCTGCTGTTAGCATTCAACGTCCACGCTGGCGGCGAGATGAAGAAGGTTTGCCGGGAAGATCCGAAGACCAAGAAGGAAGTGTGCCGCGAGGTCAAGGTACATAAGAAACTCGAAGGCACCAAGGTGCCGCCCAAATGAATCCTTATTTCATTGCCGGTGCCGTTATCGCTGTCGCCCTTGCAGGCGCTGGTGGCTATGTCAAAGGCTCGGCAGCAGGTAAGGCCGAGGTACAGGCGCAGTGGGATCAGGAGAAGGCCAGGCTGGCAGAGGAGTACGCGAAAGCGCAGGCAGCTGCACGCGAGAAGGAGCAGCAGCTACAGGCCCAGGCTGACGAGTTAAGAAAGGAATCTTATGAACAGATCAAGGATATCAATGCTCGCTCTGACCGGCTTATTAACAGCCTGCGCCAGCGCCCCGAGCGCCCCGCCACCGCCCCGGCAGGTGCCGTGTCCAGTACCGCCAGCTCTTGCAGTGGAGCGTCTGGAGCGGAACTGGATCGGGCAAATGGAGAGTTTCTTGCAAGGTACGCCGCCGACGCAGCAAGGCTCCAGTCAGCCCTCGACACCTGCATCCGTCAGTACGAAGCAGTGAGGAACACCCCCCGCTGATACTGCGCCCCTCCTGCGCTAACCAAAGTACCAGCGGGTTTTCCCGGCTATCAGTCGGGATTTTTTTCCTTGTTCATTTCAGCGCCCAACATTCGCAGCCGCTTCTGGTAGGCCTGTGAGTGCTGCAGCATGGCACCAGGCTCCATCCGTTTGAACTGCGCCTGGTTCGCTTCCTTGAAATTTTTTAGCGCTGTCATCCGGTCGCGCTCACTTGCCTTGCCTGCTGACATCGTCTTGTCGGCCAGCTCTTCGTAGGCCGCAGACCAATCCAGCTGGGTGGCGTGGGTTGATTTGACCACTGGCCCGGCATCACCTTTGCCTGGCACCATCAGCTGGAACTCACCTGCTTGCGCTGGTTCTGGATCAGCCTCTTCCAGATCCGGCACATACTCATCTAATGGTGGCGGTGGCGGTGCGATCCGATCCAGTGGGTTAGATGGCAGCGGCGTGATATTCTTGGCTGGCTGTGGCTTGGCCTCTGGCGGGAAGTCTTGCGCCTCTTCGACTGTGATCAAGCCCTTGAGCGCGTCAGGGAAGGCATCACGCAGCGCAAAGCCGCGAGCTCGCATTTGCATCATGCGCTTCGGGTATGCCTGCCACGGCCCCTGCTTGCCCCACAGGCCAGCTCGCTTGGCATCCTCGACCGAGAACTTGGCCACCACCGGCTTGCGACCCTTGCGCTTGGCCACGCAGACAGCGGTCGGGTTCGGCGTGCCTTCACCCTCGAAATACTCTTCGATGTCTTCGCAGTGTGGGCTGGCCTGCACCAGTGCCATCGCTGCATCACCGTAGACCGAAGGCTTCCCATTTATCACCGCGATATTTTGTAACGCCTGCATGGGTGCCAAGCCAATTTCAGCACCCCACTGCATGGCCACCAGTATGTCCTGCGGCTTGCCGGTGTAGGCTTTGGGTACTAGGCTGGACGATGCCAGCTCCTCGGCAAACTGCCTGGCTTCGGTAAAGGTCACAGGCGCAAACCCCTGTCTAGTTGTAACGAGATTGCTCATTGTTATCTCCTGGTAGAAATGCTTCGATGGTGTACAGCACAAGCGCGGTGAAGGACTCGACGATCTCTTCGGCCTCATCCTCGCGGCACTGCGGGATGGTGTTGAGCAAGGACACAACAGCGCGTGCGTGAGCCTTCTCCAAGTTGGTTAGTTCGCGGTTCATGCTGCTGCCTCCTTGACTGATAGGGTGGACTGTCGGATCGAGTACGCTGCCTTGGCCGGCACGATCTTCTCGGGCTGCGCCTGGTAGCTGCGCATCGGCCACTTGATCTCAAACCTGCCGGCGACTGCAGCCTTGGCGTCGCCGAGCAAGACCTTGAGATCCTTCTCTGCTTCGGCCTTGTCGTCTGCTGCCTGCTTGGCTCGCTTGTTGGCGTCGATGATCTTGGCTGCCAAGAGCTCGGCCTCGACATCCAGCTGGATGACCTTCTCTTCGGCGACCGGCCACATCCGATCGGCATCCTCGTTGCTGGCCGGCGGGTAGTAGTCAATCTCGCCGGTGGCTTTGTACTTCTCGATTTTGTTCTGGAACTCGAGCACCGCGGTCTTGATCGTTTCCAGTGTTTGCTTGTGCGGCTCGAACAGAAAGATCCGCAGCACGGTTCCCTGGTACAGCACGCAGACTGCGCCCCACTTGGCCTGCATGATGTCCATCTGTGCTTGCAGCTGCACCGGCCCACGGTACAAAGCTGGCATTTCCTCGGGCGACACGGCGGTGAGCTTGGCCTCGAGCACGCCATAGCCGTCAAGCATGATCTCATCCTGGCCGACCACGATAATGCCGGCATCCATGTCGGTGCGGATCTTCTGGCCACGACCATGCGCCCAACCGTCCAGGCTGCAGGCCAGCGGCAGTGTCGGATGAAAGAACGCTGAATCAAACTCGGTCGAGAGCTCGAGCAGCTCGAGGCGCTTGGCTGTTTCGAGCAGGATCAGGCGCTCGAGCCGGTCGCCCCAGGCCATCGATTCGTTCTGCTTGTCTTCCCGTGGCAGGCCTTTGCTAGCGTTGATGCTGTACTGGAGCTCATCATTGGGTGTCTGGTAGCGAGACAGCCCGAGCAGCGCTGGCAGGCGGCTGGCGCTCATCATGTGGTCTGGTGTTAGTTTGCCTGACATGTTTCCTCCCTGAGTTTATAGACCCGCACCACGCGAGCGTGAGCGGCTTTGTGGGTGGCCTCGGTGAAACCGACTGCCGTGAATTTTTTTGACCTGAAAACCGCGCCCAGGACTGATGGGTGCAGCTCCGCAGGCAGGTTGATGGCAGCCCGGACATCGTTGATCGACACCGAGCCCTGCTGCCTGCAGATCTGAGCTGCAATTTCCCGGCACTGAGCCAGGAAGTCTGCGTCGCGTTGCTCAAACAGTGCAAGCTGGGCATCGCGCAGGATCTGGCCGGTGATCATATGACACCCGCCACAAAAAACATGGCCATGACAACAAAGATCCCGAGCAGGAAGCCGTTGAAGAAATCGTCGTTCATGCTGCACCCCGCTGGATTAGGTTAGAGACTTGGGCAGCGCCCCAGGTATGGCCACCGCGAGCTGTCTGCACGCCGCGAGCGGTCAGTGCTGCTGCGATTGAGCGCAGGCTGGTAATGCCTGCACGCTGCAGGTCGGCGATAACGGGCATCATGCGAGCTGCAAATGCGTCAGCGTTGGCACGGCCAGCTGCTGCACCGGCTTCTGCTGCTGCCTGTGGGTTTGGGTTACCGAGTTTGACACCGCGAGCCTTGGCGGCCTGCAATGCTGCCTTGGTACGGCGGCTGATCTCTTCGCGCTCATGCTGGGCGACCACAGCGCGGATACCGAACTCAAGCGTGCCAGCGTGCGGCATGTCAGCTGCGACGATCTGCACGCCAGAGTCACGGAGGGTCAGCAGGAACGCTGCCTGGCGTGACAGTCGGTCGATCTTGGCAATCAGCAGAGCTGCGCCTGTGGCTTTGCACATGGCGATGGCAGCGGCCAGCTGTGGCCGGTCATCGTGCTTGCCTGATTCGATCTCGGTGAATGAATGAATGATGCCGTCGGCGTAGGCCTTGACTGCTGCTTGCTGGGCTTCGAGGCCGAGGCCAGATTGGCCCTGGCGCTCGGTTGATACGCGAAAGTAGGCGACGTAGGAGGTCATGCTTATGCCTCCACGCTGTCAAGCAATGCGTCCAGCTTCTTGTTGAGCGAGTCAACCTTGCGCTGTGCTGCAGGCTTTAAGAAGGTCTGATAGCCAGAGTGGTAGGCCTTGTCGCCACCAATGTAGTTGGTAGCGGTATGCTCGATGAGAGCAATCTGGCGCTCGATGTCTTGGATCTGTTTAGCTAGTGGTGCCATTTTCAATCTCCCTGTATCTCGGTGAGGTTGCGGTCTTGAGTGACCGTAGACAGAGACTCTCATATATCGCCGGTATATGTCAACACCCCAAACCAAAATAATTTTAAGTGCTGTCAAATTGGCAAGCGTTGACGGCGTTACGGTCTTAGAATTATATTCGGGCGATATACAGGAGGGTGTTATGAAGCAAGGCAAGATGTTCCTTATGCGGATGCGGCCAGAAGTTAGGCAGCTGCTAGACCAAGCGGCTGCAGAACAGCGTCGCACCAGGGTGTCGATCCTGGAAGAGCTGATACTGGAAGCCTACGGCAAGCGCTACCAGAGCACGCAGGATCGATTGAACAAGCTGCTAGGTGGCGCATGAACGGTCGCGGCAAGCGGAACAAGGGTGCTGCTGGCGAGCGTGAGCTGGCCAAGTTGCTGACCGATGAGCTCGGGTTTGTGGTCAAGCGCAACCTGGGGCAGGCCAGAGATGGTGCGGATGACATCACGATCCAGCACTTCAGGCTGGAGGTTAAGCGGCAGGAGCGGTTGCAGATTGATGCCTGGTCGCAACAGGTCGAGGCTTGTGCGCAGCCGAACGAGGTGCCGGTGGTAGTCTACCGGCGCAACGGCCAGCCCTGGCGCGTCTGCCTTTTACTGGATGACTTTATACCTATGATGCGAGATCAATTAGAGGGAAACAATGCAAACGAAACTGAAGCTGGCTGATGAGATGCCGCCAAAGAAAGAAAAGAAGCCGGATGACACGCCGAGTGTGTGGAACCCAAATTTCAAATACAAGCCAGCAGGCACGGCGATGGATCTAGCCGCCAAATTCAAAAGAATTCAGCGCGAGCAGGCCAAAGCTGCGAAGGCTAACAAGGTGAGGCGCGTCAAATGATTCGACTGTGGCGAGCGTTTCGGATGTGGCGTTACTCCGGCCTTGGGATCATGGCCTCGATCAGGCAGGCCAGGCGGTATCTGAGGCGGCATGGTGGCCGCAGGCTATGAGCACTGCCAGCACTGCGACAGGCCGCACTGGAAGCCTCGCACGGTGCTGGTGGACGGCGTTGAGCTCTGTACCCACAGCGAAGCCTGGCGCTTCGAGTGCGAGGTGCGGTGGGCCTTGAGGCTGCCGGACAAGGCGAGGAAGCCGCGGGTTACCAAGATGCAATACCTGCTCAGTGTCGAACAGCAGCGCGGCATTGAGGGCAAGACCAAGCTGCGCAACGAGATGGCAAGGAGATATAAGAATGCAAAAACCAAGGCGTGAGCACCGGCTGTTGGACACATTGATTACTGAGCTCAGAGCTCGCAACGACGCGCACCTGGCTACCAAGTTTGGTTGGCCGCAGGCGTATGTCAGCAAGATCCGAAGCGGCAAGATG